TACAGTTTCTGCAATAACTGTTTCTTCGCCAGGAACTGGATATACAACCACAAATCCACCAGTGGTCTTGATTGAAAAATCAAGAACTCCTGTTGAAGAAATCAAGACAGTAACCTATACGGGCGACTTTGGAATTATTTCGGGTGTTTCTACAACTTCTGTTGGTGTTGCTTCTACTGGTATCGTATTTGACCTTGTTATTCCAAGTGATTCTCCATTCAGAGATTCTACTATCGTTGGAACTGCAATCACAGTAAGTGGAATTCAGACTGGATATTACTTTGTTGCATCGAAGACAAATCTTGGATTTGGAGTGACATCCTTAAAACAAGATAATAGTGTTGTTGGTGTTGGTTCAACTTTCCTTGATAACATTTATGAAGTTGCTACTGTTTCTATAGCACAAACTGCGGTTCAAGGTATCGGCATTACATATGTCGCCCAGGTCACAGTTAGTGTTGAGAACTTTAATGGTCTTGTTGGAACAGGACATAGTAACTTCTTTGGTGAGTATAGTTGGGGCAGAATTGCAGTTCCAGTAAGACCTGATGCAAATGTCTTTACAGCATATAATACTGGATTGGTTGGTGTTTCTACATCTCCAATCGTTGAGAGATTTGACCCCCTCAAGTATTCAAATTATAACTAATAAATAAGTAAAAAACCCGCAAAAATGTCTGCAATTATAACTGATCAGTTAAGGATCTTAAATGCGAAGAATTTTGTAGCAGCAGCGACCTCATCCACAAACTCTTATTATTCGTTTGTTGGTTTGCCAAACGCTACCGATTATTCTTCAACTTGGGACAATAATCCTCCTGCTCCTAAGGACTCCTTTGAGCAGGAAAATGATTATTGGGATACTATGGTTGCTGTGAAGAAAATTGGAGGAAGTGATATTAGTCAGGTAATTAGAAAAGTTACCTGGAAATCTGGTACTACTTATGACATGTATCGTCATGATATAAGCAGAACAAACACATCAAAACCATCTGGTGCGACAAGTTTGTATTCTGCAAATTATTATGTTGTAAATGAAGATTTTAAAGTTTATATTTGCTTGAATAATGGAACAGATCCAGAAAATACAACTGGGAAACCATCTTTAGATCAACCAACATTTACTGATCTAGAACCAAGAACTGCTGGTGACAGTGGAGACGGATATATTTGGAAATATCTTTATACGATTAAACCAAGTGACATTGTAAAGTTTGACTCTACAAACTTTATGCCAGTTCCAAGAGATTGGGAGTCAAATACAACTGATGCAGCAGTTAGAAATAATGCAGCATCAAGTGGACAATTAAAAATTGTTACGGTTACTAATAGAGGTGCAGGTATTGGCACTGCAAATAGAACTTATACTGGAGTTCCTATTAAAGGAGATGGTTCTGGTGCAGAGGCAACTATCGTTATCAATAATGACTCGAAAGTGGAGTCTGTGACCGTTTCTAAGGGTGGATCAAATTATACTTTTGGAACAGTTGATCTTGTTGCGGGAAATGTTCCTACTGGAACCACTGCTCCAGTGTTTAATGTAATTATTCCCCCTCAGGGAGGGCATGGAGCAGACATTTATAGAGAACTTGGGGCACATAATGTTCTGATTTATTCTAGAATTGAAAATGATTCTGAAAATCCAGACTTTATCACTGGAAATCAAATTGCTAGAGTTGGACTTATTGAAAATCCAGAGGCATTTAATTCTTCTGCGGTGTTGACTTTGGATAAGGGTAGTGCATCTTACGCATTGAAATTAGTAGGTGCTGGATATAGCACTGCAACGTTTACTCCTGACTCAGAAATTGTTCAAACTGTCGGACTTGGTTCTACTTCTGTTGGTAGAGTAATTTCTTATGACCAGAATACTGGGGTATTAAAATTCTGGCAAGATAAGAGTCTTGCTGGTTTTAACACCGA